CCATAGGTACTAAATGTAAAACCACCCACTGCTGTATTTCTTGTAACTGTGTAGTCTGCCAGTAGTGGAGTTGCGCCGGATGTTACTTCAACTGAGTCCGGGCCATTTGGTATCCAGTAGTAATTGTTATAGTTTACAAACTTATCGTAATCAAAATGTCCATCAAAATTATAATAGTCAGATGTAAATAAACGTTGATGATTATCTACTAGTCCGCCATTGTTTGCAATACTTTGTAGTAGGTCAATATATCCACTGTTTAATACCACATTGTTGTTTTTATCTTTAACCACAACACTTGGCTCAAGTTGATAGTTGGCACGCTGAGTACTAAACTCAGGAACATAATTGTCGCCTAGTTTATATGTTGGAGCAAATGTTCGACCAATATATCCACTAACCGGAATGTTAACTGCATCAGTTAATAACTGATCTATAGTTGCGCCAAGGAAGCGTTGGTTGGTTACCGATTTAAAGGTATCTGGTAAAAAATTAAGTGTTGATCTTATTGCCATTAATATGTGCCTACGATAGTGTTGCCAAGATTAAGTTGTGCTGCTGTTACTGCGCTAATAATATCTACGTCATTGACCGTTGCTGCACTTGTAATAATTTCCCAAGGTTCAGCGTTAATCTGGAAGTAGTTACCAAATACCAAGTTGTCGTCTGCTGGCACAATTAACACACTAGCAATAGTAGGAACTAAACTTGTATGTAGGTATGCCGCTAATTCACTAAAATAGAATGTGTCACCAAAGTCCCAGTTTGCAATGTTAAAGTATGCGTTGATCGCAGCAATAACCTGACTCTTAACTTCGTTAGGTGTAATACTAACTGCAGGGTTAATAACAACCTGGAAGCGAGCACGTAAACTAGGATCAGCTTTAGATCCAAAGAGTGGTTTAAATTTAGCAGGATTGTAAATTAAACTATCACTAACTGTTTTAAAATTGTCTAATTTACTATAGGCAATTTCTAAACTACTTGAAGTTGGTGCAACAGGCTCTACTAGAGTACCTGTTAAATCCTGTATCCAATTCATATAGCTTGTTGTGTAGTCTGCTGTTAATACATATAGGTCAATCAAGTTAACCGGTGTAGGATCAACACGATTACGATTTGGGCTATTGTGTTTATACTGGAAATATAGACTGCTACGTGATGTTGCGGTGTTGGCAACTGTAGTATATAAATCAGGATTGTCTGGTGTGCCGGTCATTTGTGTTTGCGGGAACGATACTAAAATTTCATTGCGACTAACATAGCCATCGTTTGCTGTGATGACATCGTATATATCCCAGATAATATCTGTGCCAAGCGGGGTACTATTACCAGGGTGTGAGTTTATCTTTAAGATTTTAATTAAGTCAGCAACAGGAGCACCAATTGTTGAATCATAAACTTTAACAGTTGGATCAAAGTAGAAATTGGTCTCAGATGCACTAGCAAAACTATACTGTAATGTTTTGTATTGAATATTGTATAAGCCGGCATTGTATGTAAACTTCAATAACCAATTGGTACTTGAACCAATTTGACTTGGAGGAATATTGGCCCACACTTGATTTACTTGATCAAAATATAAGCCAAAGTTGACCATTGACTGAATTTGTGTGGCTATAGTTGTAATCACCGATCCAGTTAAATCATTTTTAATTGGAGGAATAATAGAACTTACAATAGATCCGGTTGGTACAACCATGCCAAAGTAGGTTTGTGAATTGCCAACTACGTTAGTAACTGACGAATAGAATGATGTTGCATTTGAATTGGCATTTGTTAGGAACTTTACGCTTGATCCTGTTGTGACATATTTTAAATTGCCACTGGCAACATTGCCCACGTTGATTACGTTACCATTGTAGGTTAAATTACCGTAACTACTTGATGTAGTATTACCTGTTTGCACAAAAGTAACATTACTGTGCGTTGGCGCATAGCGTGGATAATTTGCATAGTAGTAGTTTGTCATTCCGGTAGAACTTAATACAGGAATAACGTCATTATAGATTGCAGAGTAGATATCGTTAGTGGTTAAGAAACTAAATGTTTCTGACCCAGTGATAGCATTGGCATACAATATACCATCGTCGGCAAAAATATTTGTGCTACTAAAACTGCCGGTTGTATCTAGCGTATCAAGATATAGACTTACACCACTACTTGTGCGGTTAACTGCTTTAATTTTTTGTATACTAGTAAAGTTTGTTAATGGAAAGATATTATAATCTTCACCAGTGATCATACGATTCTGTGTATAATAATTTTGCGGTGCGTATGTTTTAATACTTTGTAAACTTTGAGTAGCTGTTGCATTGGTTACAGTATATTGTAAACTAGCCACAACTGTTAGAGTCTGTCCGTTACCATGAGCATCAACATAGGGAATAGCAACTACAACGTTTGATAAATCATCTGGAGTAATAGTGTATGAAAGACCATTGCTTGTGCGGAAGTAAAAATTAAATGCGCCTTGCGGAATGTTGGCAAAAGAGCCGTCACCGAACACTAAACTGACCTGGTCATTGTTTAATGTATTAACTTGGTACAAGTTCTTGTTTGTTGATTGGTTAAAAACAACATTGATACCGGGTAGCGCAGGCACTTGAGTCCATAGTGTTTGCGGAACATTGTTTACGTTTAAGCTATACAACCAGCCATCGGAATTATTAATGTTGTTTGTTGCAACTGTAACAAAGTTGTTTGGAATAGCATTTTGTATTTTAAAGTTGGTGGCCTGCATACTTCCCTGTTTAAAGTACAAGAAGAAGCCAGTGTTATTACTGTTATTACCATTGTTGTCGTTTTGGTAAAGAATGTTAAATTGACCCAAGTTAGTTGGGTCGCGCTCATATATGTAACTTTGACCTAGTGTACTTGCACTAACAGCTTCAAAGTTAACTTTTGTATTCTGAATATTAACACTAAATGGTGCCAGGGGTAATGTATTGCGATTTAAACTAATTGTGTATTCACTAGTTTGTACGCCATTGATAGCCTGTGTGTTACCAGGTTTGCCGATTGCTTGGTTAGTAACCAAGGTAGCATTTAAAATTGTAGTGAACTGCTCTAACCAATTGGTATTGGTTAAATCGTTCCAATAAATGGTAGTATTGGCTAGACTATTGCCGTTACTGTCAGTGATGTTCTCTGTTGTACTGATACTGTTAAATTTAATTAGACCGCTTGCGCTTTGTGTACGGGTCGGATTATAGCTCAACATACGTGCTAATTTTAGAATACTGTCGCGACGTTGCGCTGTATCAATAAAGTTTTCACGTGCGTTTAGATCTGTGCGGAAACTCAAACTTTGACCCAAGAACGCAATCATATCAATCAGTGCCAGGTACTCACTTGATTCTAAGAAGTCATTGAATGTTTCTGGATAATAGGTCTGCAGGTAGTTGATCATTGAGTTACGAAGTGTTTCAAAGTCGTAACTAGTGAAGTCCGCATTAGTAAAGCTCTGATAGACCTTAGTCCAGTCCTGGTTTACTAAAAGATTTGTTTGACGTGTTGTTTGTGCCATATTAATGTTTACCTATATTGTATATTTATCGGCAAAATAATATGGGCAGTTAATTCGTGGTCAAAGTTGATGCATTTTTATTAAAGTTTAGCAGAATAGTGTCTGATTGATTTGACGGGATATACGATAGAGATATTTGAATTTGCAATCCATTGGTTTGCTGTGTAACATTTATACTAGAAACAGTTAATCTAGGATCATAACTAACAATTCGTTTGATATCCGACGTGATAATGTCTTGAGTTGTTTCGTTTAATGGCTCAAACAGCTGATCCCAGATGATTGTGCCAAAATTTGGTTGCATTAGCTTAGATCCTTTACGGATATTAAAGTAATTCATTAAATCTTGTTTGGCCAGTGCATAGTCCGTTAGGCTATAACGTTTTTTGTTAACTAAGGTGCTAAATCCGCGATATACTATTGCCATATTAATATTTACCTACTTAAAACTGTCACAGCATAACGGCCTGCATTAAAGACATTTGTACCGGCGCCAGTATTATTGTAGCGCCATGCCCATGCACCTGTTCCGCTTGTTCGTGATCCAGTGCCAAGTATCCAACATACGTAAAGCATGCCAGCTACTACATCAGCAGTATCATCATGTGTTATTGCTCCCACGTGTGTAGCAGAAACATATAAATCATTTAGATACTGGTATGCTAAATGATCTTGTGCCACAGTGGTTGTTAAGAATCCGTTTAGACTAGTAATATTATAAAAATAGTTTTCGTAAACATTTAATCCTTTGTTTACATACGTTGGGCGCCAGCAATGACGATAGTTTACGCAATCAGTGCCATATGCGGCATTGGATCCAAATGCAATCAGTCCGTATGATTCTAATAGAGCTGGTGTAAATTGATAACGACCAAGTGCGTTGCCTGCGCCAATTAAATTATAATTCCAGTTACTTTGACTGTACCCAATTTGTGCTTGTAAATTTTGTATCTGTGTAGGTGTTAGAATACCAATGGTAGCCCAACTTGGTGCTGCAGAGGTAGTGGCGGCCGCAATACCAAGTAAACTGGTTGGTAGTGCATTAACAATTGGTTGCCCAAGAGAAGCGGCTATTCCTGCATCCATTATCTTTTCCAAGGTTCGTGTGCCGGAGCAATGGTACAAATACTACTGATTGATCCCGACGCTGTCCAGTTTGTGCCATTAAACGAAACATCTGGTAAGCTATTCATAGTTGGCATGGTAGCAGATGGGGGATTGCCTGACCCGCCGCCCAGGTTAATTGATTGGCCGGCTATGGTAGCAGGACCATTGGAGCTCATACTTAGTCCGCCACCGCTTAATAAACTTGCGCCGCCGCCACCAAACAGTTTTATTTGTCCGTTTGTACCTGCAGTCAACGAGCTCAATGCTTGAATATCAATAGTTTGCGGACTACTGATTTTAACACCCTTTGCACCACTAATGTTTACAGTATCATTGCTGTTGATGTTTAATGCTGCATCACTATGTAAATTTAAATCGCCTTTTGTTCTGACATTAAAACCTGTATCTGCAAATATGTTGATTTGTCCGTTGGATCCAAACTCTATCCATTGATTACCACTGGCACTAGCTATGTAAAAAATACCTTCTGTGTCATTCATTAAAATCTGATGACCACCACTTGATCGTAATCTGATTAATCTGTCTACTCCAGAAACATCACCGTCATCCATTACAAAACTATGGCCGCCCTGACGTGCTATAACTGCTTGTTTTGCATTTTCGCCAGGCGCAGCACTAACCT